TAAGACCTGGTGTCGCTTTATCCGATGTATCAAAAGCATCTTCAGGTAAACTAATTAAAGGTAAACCTAAGTTAGCTAAAAAGGGTTGGAAGTAATGGCAGAAAAAGACGAAAGATTATTAAAAGAAGAAAAAGATTCTACATCAGGTCTTGGTACTTTAGTCGGTTTATCGGCTGCAGCAGCTCTTCCTTTTTTAAGACCATTTAGAAATGCTGCTAAGATTAAAAGAGCGTTTGAAACAATTACAAGGTCTAACGCACAACGGACAGCGGCCAGTGAAACATTAGTACCCCTTCTTCCTAAACCAGGAATAACTGCATTCAAAGCACCTACAAAAGTTAAATATAAAAAACAACAAGCTCAAGTTCCTGCAATACGTAATAACGTAACTCCGTTAATTAATGACAGAGATGAATTTATGAAAGCACAAAACATGCTTTCTATGAATGACCGTAGTCCGCAGTCCTTGTTTGGTTCTGCGTTATACGATCAAATCAAAATGTTTCCAAAGGACAAGGCACCAGCTGATGATTGGATAAGATATTTTAATCAAAAGAAAAATGTTAAATACCAAGATGGAAGATCAGCATCAATTGATACTGAAGAATTGTTCGATACTAATATTGCAGCTTTAGACAAGTCAGGTTCACTTAGAGGTGGTTTATTAAAAACTGCTAAAGACATGAACATGGAAGTTGATAAAAATACTTTATTAGCTCAAGTTAGAGAAAACCCATTTAATAGATTAGAACTTAGAAGATATGTATCGCCAACAGGTGTGGATGAATCGGTTGAAGCTATGGTTGGTGAAGCAGAAAAGATTAAAAGAATTTTAGGTACAAAGTATTTAGATGAAACAGGAGCCCCTATTACTGCAAGACTTATTAATAATATTGATGATACTTTAGCCGACATGAAAGCAATGAGCTTTGATGTTGGTCAAAGTGGAATAGATAATATAAATATATCAGCAAAAAATTTAAGACAGGCGTTAAAGAAATCTTTAGACCAGATATCAGACCCGCAAGACCGACAAATGATTAATCAAGCGATTAGAAATGTAAACGGTTTAGCTGAAGAAGGTGTAATGAAGATTAAAGCGGTACCACGAACACCAAGACATGCAAGTAGTAGTGAATATGGAACATATAGATTAGAGGGTGAACAAAGTCCTGGTGAGTTTGTATGGCACTTTCCAGAAGGTAAAGTTCCGAAAGGACCTAATAAACATTTAGATCGTAGACATTGGGACGATGCTAGACAACCTGTAGTTCATACTTTGTATGGTACCAGATATACACCTGAAGGAAAAAAAGTACTTTCTTTAAACGAGATTCAAGCTGATATTCAACAACCTGTGTTTGATGATGTTGTAAGTGGTATGATGAGAATTAACGATGAAGGTCGTCAAACAGCTTCAAAAATGTTACTCAGAGGTATGACTGAACCAAGAGAAACTATTACTAAGATAATGAAAAAAGGTTTGTATGCAACCGAAGATGAAAAGTATCAATTAAGAAAAGCTTTTGATCAATTAAAAGCAGGACGAAACTCTTTAGCTGGAAGTGCAAATATTCCTAAAGATAAACTAACTGATTATCTTCCATTTTTTAATAATAAAAACTATGCTGACCTTGCAATTAAAACTGCAATTAAAGAAGGGGGTCAAGATGGAGCTCAGTGGGTAGGAGTAGTTCCTGTAAATGCAATCTCTAGACAAAATGGTGCAGTAAAAGGTAATCAACAATTTTATGGATTTGCAACAGGTAAAGGTTTTCAACGAAAAGGTGAAGCAGTAATACCTGAGATTATGAGAAAGCTTGCTAAACAATATAAAACAGAAGCAAAAACTATTCAGGTTAGTTTATCAGATCCTAAAAGACCCTATAAAATAATTAGGTACCACAATGTTAATAGATATGATGGAACTAAAGATAGTCCAGGTCCATCAGTTGAAAGCTATAAACAACCCTATCATTTTAAGACATTTAAAACAGAACAAGACGCAAAAGCGGCAGGGTTTAGTGATGAGGTTACTTACGTTCCTGAGGGAGACCCTAATTTATACATGAACATGTTCGCCTTGCGAATATCTCCAGATATGATACAAAAACCTATGAAGCTTTATAAAAAAGAAGGAGGTCTGATCGAGAACGTGTTTAGACCTTTATAAACCCCACATTAAATGTTAAAATTATAGAATTATGGCAGAAGAAGATATTTCATTACAAGAAACAGAAGATTTAGAAGTAACTGACAAAGAACAGGCTCCTGAAGTTATTATAGAAGGTGAAGAGGATATTGTAGAAGAGGCTCCTCAAGAAGATTTCTATAAAAACTTAGCTGAGGACATGGATGAAAGACAGTTACAGTCTTTAGCGAATGAACTTATATCAGATTACAAAAACGATAAAGAAACTAGAAAAGACTGGGAAGAGTCTTATACTAAAGGTTTAGATTTATTAGGTTTTAAATACACACAACAAACAAAACCATTTACAGGTGCTTCAGGTGTAACACATCCACTACTTGCAGAAGCCGTAACACAATTTCAAGCACAAGCTTACAAAGAATTAATTCCAGCAGATGGTCCTGTCAAAGCACAGATTGTTGGTAAGAGAGATGCAGCCAAAGAAGACCAAGCTGAAAGAGTAAAAGAGTTTATGAACTACATGCTCATGGAGAAAATGGAAGAATATACTCCAGAGATGGATCAATTATTATTTATGCTTCCGTTAGCTGGTTCTGCATTTAAAAAAGTTAATTATGATGCAGTATTAGGTAGAGCAGTATCTAAATTTGTACCTGCAGAAGATTTAGTTATACCATATTATGTTTCTGACTTAGCTACTTGTGAAAGAATTACTCACATCAATAAGATGACAGAAAACCAAGTAAGAAAAAACCAAGTTGCAGGGGTGTTTAGAGATATTGAATTAAATGAACCTGAAAATAAACAATCAGATATTCAAAAACAATACAACAGGCTAGAAGGTACATCTAGACCATCTGAACAAGACCAAGATACTAGAAACATTTTAGAAATGCATGTTGATTTAGATATTGATGATTCAGAAGAAGGTATAAAAATTCCATACATTGTAACTTTAGATGAAACATCACAAGAGATTTTATCTATTGTAAGAAACTATAGAGAAGGTGATCCGTTAGCCAAGAAGATAAATTACTTTGTACATTATAAATTTTTACCAGGACTAGGTTTTTATGGTTTTGGTTTAATTCACATGATTGGTGGTTTATCTACTGCAGCGACTTCTGCACTAAGACAATTACTTGATGCAGGTACATTATCTAACTTACCTGCTGGATTTAAGACTAGAGGAATGAGAATTAGAGATGATGACCAACCAATTCAGCCTGGAGAGTTCAGAGATGTTGATGCACCAGGTGGAAATATACGTGAACAGTTTCAATTACTACCTTTTAAAGAACCTTCAGCAACATTATTTCAACTTTTAGGTTTTTGTGTTGATGCAGGTAAACGTTTTGCAGGTATTGCAGACATGCAAACAGGTGAAGATGCACAAAATAGAGCTGTTGGAACTACAATTGCACTGTTAGAAAGAGGTGCAAGAGTGATGTCAGCTATTCATAAGCGTTTATACTACGCTATGAAGCAAGAATTTAAGATTTTATCACGTGTAATTTCAGAATATTTACCTCCAGAGTATCCATATGACGTTTATGGCGGTGAAAGAACAATAAAACAGGCAGATTTTGATGATCGAGTTGATGTTTTACCTGTTGCAGACCCAAATATTTTTTCAATGTCACAAAGAGTGACGTTAGCACAGACACAATTACAAATTGCACAGACAAATCCACAAATTCACAACTTATATGAAGCTTACAGACGTATTTATTCTGCTTTAGGCACTAAACAAATTGATGAATTACTAATTAAACCACCTGAACCTGAACCAAAAGACCCTGCAATTGAAAATATGGAAGGTTTACAAATGAAATTACCTAAAGCTTTTCCAGAACAAGATCATGAAGCACATTTAGAAGCTCA